TTCGTGCCAAGAAACTGGCGCGTCGAGGGTTGTCACCAGACTTGACGGGTGGCTTCAAGTTCATGCCTTCAGCCTTGGCAGATGCTCGACCTTTGGCATTGAGTCCACCAGTGGCACTCTTACCTTCCTTGCGTTGCCAGGCTGGAGTCTTCATTTCTTTTTAGGCGCGGTATGCGTCAGTGGCTTGCTGGCAGGTGTGTGCTTTGCACCTGTCATTGGCTTGCCAGCCTCTTTGTGCATTGGGCCTTTGTGGACTTTGCCATCAGGCAGATAGTGTGGTTTATTTTTGCTCATGGCTTCTTCTTGGCTGTTTTAGCGGCTTGCTTAAAGTCTTTGTTGCTAGGCGCTGCTTTGGAGCCGACCTTGTTCATCTTTTCCTTGGAGCCAGCTGCGATACGTGCTTGTTTAGCGTTAATGTTGGCATAAAGTCCAGGTTTCATAATCACCTCTTTGAGAGTAAATCAGTCTTGGCTTGGCTCCCGGCGCTGGAGCCAAAGTAGTAGGCAATGATCCCCGTCCAAGCTGTGCCTAGACTGCCCAGCATCATCAGGATGGCAGGATTGGCGCTGTCAATCTTGTTGAAGAACATCATTACCATGATAGAGAAGAATCCGAGTGTTACAGCAGCAGCCAAGATGGGCGGCATCATTGACCTGGTGGCAGACTGCATATCCCTTGCAGATTTCCTGTCCTCGACTTCCAATTTTTCAAAGTTTAGGCCAAGCTCCTGCGCTTGCTTTTGCAATTCAATCTCTGCCAGCTTGACTTGAGCAATCTGTTCAGCAGACAATTTGTTGCTGCTGATCAGATCACCCACCTTCTCTGGGTCAACGCCAATGGCCTTGGAGATGGCCGATACCGCCATGCCAGCCAGGGGACCGCCAAGTGCGGTGGCAATCGTTGGTGCAATCTGTCTTAGCCAATCCATCGTCAATCTCCTATTGAGAGAACATTCCACGCATTTGGGGGGTCACCATTTGGCTAATGTTTGGCCCAACATTTCCAGACATTGAACCAACGGCATAGGGTCCAATTGTTGCCCTGCCAAGTGCTGCTAATAGCTCTGGTGCATCCTTGCTGGCAATGTCATAGATGCTGCGCCCAGCCAACTCCTTGGCTATTTTTGCAAGTTTCTTTGGGTCTTGCGCTGTCAAAATTCTGGTGAGTTCATCAGCCACTGCCCTTGTCTGTGCATCACCAAGCTGCCCCAGGTCACGTTGTACTGCCCTTTGGATGATTGATTGGAAACTCATCATTGGCATCTCGCGCATTGCCTGACCGCCAGCTTTTACATCAGCAATAGCCTGTTGCCTTTGAGCAGTTTGTGATCCTTGCATCACTATTTTTGAGGTGCCCTTCATCTGCACTTCATCGGTGAGGTTTTTGATAAAAACACTAAATGCCTTATCACCAGCCTCATCCTTGGGGAAAGTCTCTCTGATGATGCGTAGATTCTTGTTGTTCTGCAAGATTTTTAGTGCTGGGTTTCCTGCTGCTCCCATAACTGTTTCTGCTGTCTGCGCTCCACCCAACTGGTCTAGCAGATTTTGCATTATTCCAATACGCAAACCCTCCAATTCTGATTTGCTCATGGTCTTGACATCGTTTAACAGAATATCAACATCTGACGCTGTTTTGTTAAACACTGTCCTGCCATCTTGCATTGCATCAAGGACAGCAGTATCTCCAGCCCAAAATTGTCTTGCAGTTTTGTAACGTGGATTTGCTGCGTCAATTTCGTCCAAGAATTCTATTCTGGCTTTCTTCATTTTTAATAATTCAGTCGGACCAACTCCATTTATGGGGTTTTTGCTGATATTCAAAACATCATCCAAACCCATTTTCATGTAATGGAGAAAGGTGGTGTTTATGTTTGTGATTTGATTGCCATTTGCCGTTTGTAATTTTCCATTTACAACTTTTATATCTGGCAACTTAACCTTATCATATTTTGCCAACCTGACTGCTCCTTCATAAGCTGCTTGAACATTTGGCAACTCAAATAGCTCAGTTAATTTAGCATTGATTGGTACGTCTTTTTGCAATGCCCTGCCGTAAAGTTTTTCACCAAGCTCTGACCTTGCTGTTTTCAATGCAGCAAATTCATCAAAGAAAGCAGCCCTAGAGCCAAAAGCAACTTGCAAATCACTTGTCAATCTTGCCAATATTCCCTTGTCTCGTTTCTCAAGAAAGTCTTTTGCTACCTGCTTACCAGGCCCAGGGATAGATGCTGCCGCATCAAGATAGGCTTGCGTGTTGGGTCCAATGTCAGCGAGAGCATAAGGCTTGTTTTTACTTTTCAAGATGAATTGAATAGCCTCATCAATGCCGCCAACATCAGACACCAATGCCTGCTTGACAAGCTGCCTGGCTTCATCCGTACCAAGCCTTTGGGGATTGTCAAAAATAGATTTGACCAAGCTCTTATAGACGTTTCCAACCACCAGGCTTACTGGCTTCAGTGCAGCAGTGATGCCAACACCCAAGGCAGCAGAACCGCCACCAGACTTGTATGACTCAGGGCTAAACATTTCAGCCTCTGATTCACCAATTCCAGAGGTAAATCCAACAGCCCCAGCAAGACCCATTTGCGCTGGCAATCCAATGGGACTGCGCTTTGTCGCCAGGGAAGGTAAAACAGCACCGCCAATATTAGCGACTGCTGATTTAACTGGGTTAGCTGCTGCATATTCCTTCAGTCCAATTTCCTCCATAGCGCCTGCAACTTGCCTTGAAGTTGGTGCTGGCCTGTCTTGATTCATTGCGCCAATTTTGCTTGCTATCTCCATTGGCTCAGTCTTAAAAATAGACTTGATGCTTGCGATTGCGCTGTCTGAGAAATTAAGTGTTAAGCCTTGCAGGAATTGACCAAACCCGCCAGTTGTCCAGCTTTCTGTGTCCAAATCCTTCAACATTTTTTGACCATCTGGAGTGATGGTTCTGTCCTGCTCTGCAATACGCAAAACATCCCGCAAATCTAGAATTTGCTCGTTGATTGATGGTTCATTAGCTGTTGCCATGATTAGCCGCCCTTTGCTTCATACTTTTTAACCAAGTCTAATAATGCGGCTACAGTATTTGCCTTACCTAAATTTACTTTTTTACCATCAGGGTTCGTGTAAATAACATTGCCGCTTAATCTCATCCAGGTTACATTGTCTGGTATCAGTAGAGGTGCTGCGGTGGGAGGTCCAGAAGGCATTGCTGGAACAACGTCTGGCTTTGGTTGTACTGCCACTGGCGCAAATGGTGGACGTTCTGGTACCGCAACTGGCCTTACTGGTGCCAACATTTGTCCTGACAAAAGTCCTGTTGTTGCTGGCGCTGGGGCAGCTTGTGACCTAACCGCTGCTGGTGCCGCCATTGGCGCTGGTGCTGGAGCCTGTAACTGTGGCGCTGGTGCTGGCGCTGGTGCAAGTTGTGGTGCAGGTGCTGGTGGCGCAATTAAGCCTGCGCCTGCTGCTGCACTACGGGCGCTGGCAGCACCTGGTGTAGCTGCTACTTTTGAAAAGTTGTAAAACTCATCATTAAGAACTTTGCCAAGACTTTCATCATACCTAGCAATTTCTCCTTCAGAATACTTGTCATCACGAATTAGCTTACGCGCATGATCAGCAAGCAATGAACTTCTCTTGGAAAACTCTTTTGCATATTTTGCCATCAAGTCGCGGCCAGGCTCAGAGTTTGACAATGACGGAAATGCTGCCAAATAAGCCTTGAACTCAATATCAGATGTTGAACCAGAACCTGGTGCCCGGATTGCCACAGCACCCCTGGTTGCAAGGGAGTTTGCCAAATCATTTGCGGTAATGGTGTCTGACTGGAGGCCAAAACTTCTAGCCAAATCAGATGCCACTTTAACAACAGTGCCGCCGCCCTTGCCTCTCAGCAAGTTAGCTATTACTTCAGCATCTCCAGCAAATCTTCGCGCAGAGGCAGCAGACTCACTAAACTCTTTTGCTCTTGGCACATCCAATTCTCTTAAAGACATTTCGTTTCGTTTGTCTTGCACTGTAATTTTTGGCGCACTAGCAGACGCATTGGATTTCTTCTCCGCATCAACGCGCCTATTTATTTCTGTAACTTGCTCTCGTGTCAACTTCTCGTATGGAACTCCAAAGGCTACTTCACGCGCAAATCTATTAAAGTCTGATCCAAGCGCTGGTGGTATCACAGGCTTTATTGCACCAGTAGCCACTGTGGTGACTGCCCCTGTAAGTGGGTTGCGTCTAACAAGAGTGCCACCTTCAGCTAGTGTTGTTGTTGGGCCTTGCAACGCTTCTTCTGTTTTCAGGTACTCCGCTAACGCAGCGCGGCCTTCAGGCGTTGCCCTCAGTTGACGCAAGGTATTCTGATCAACACCAGCCGCTTGCGCTTTTTGCAGATAGCTGGTGTCAGCCGCTTCATCAATCATCACTTGCTCGGGTCGGCCTGGTGTCATCAGGCTTGGGATCAACTGTTGAGCAGCTTGTGTCTGTTGACGCGATAGCGCACCAGCAGCACGTTGCCTAGCAACCTCTTGCCGCTGATATGCGGTGTCTGCCCCAAGCAGAATCTTCTGCGCCAATTCGGTATGCCCCATCTGATAAGCACGTTGTGCCGCTGGCCCAAATGTCTCAGGGTCGTTGAGGTTGATGCTGCGGATGATCTGGTCTTGCTCGGTGACTCGGCGCATCCCTGGGTCTTCACCGCCCAGCATCCTGCCAATTCCGCTGGCAAGTCCCCTGGCGCCAGCGTAGATGCCAGCAGAGGCGCGTTGGTAAGGGTCTAGCTGTGCATAGTCCAATGCCTCTTTTTGCAAGGCAGCATCCTTCTGCTCCTGATAGCGCTCAGGACTGACGCCAAACAGGGATTCAACGATTTGAGTCATGGTGCTGTGTCCTTGCTACTGTGG